TACGTAAGTCACCGTAACGCTTCTTAAAAGTTTTTTCTTCAGGAGCTTTAGGTTCAACCTCTTCAGGCTCTACCTCTTTAGTTTCTTCCTTGTAATCTTGAATAAGCTCTTTTAACTCTTCTTCGTCTTTTTTAATCCTATCGTCATTAGCGGTAGGTCTGTCAACAAATGCAACTTTCTTAGGTGTTGCCTCCTCAGTCATAACAGCAGCTTCAGCCATTGTCGTTCTCCTTTTCTAGGGCAATCGTAGCCAATATGGGGGATTGGTAGCCAGATTATATGTGGTCTATTTCTTTTTAGAGGCTAGTCCACCTTTAGCTCTACCTCCTCTGTAACCCTTAGTTATTCTTGGGTCAGCAGATAAATCAGCACCTCCTACAAAACCAGTGCTATCTTTTTCTTTTTTCTTTTCTTCCTTAAACGTATCTATATAAAGAGGTGCGTCATACGTTTTATCTCCATATTTTAATTTTTTAGTTTTAGAGTCTTTATCAGCCTTTTTAAACTTAGGTGTTGTAGGAATAGGCTGTCCTTGCGCTTTCATAGCCTGCACTTCTTCTTGTTTTTTCATGGCCTTTTTAGTGGCTATACTTGCTTCATCCTCTGTCAGTGTTCCTGCTTTTACTTTAGTATCACCGTAACTAACACTTCTTTTAGTTTCTCCAAGTATTCCCTTACCTTCAATAGTTTCTCTTAACATATTAGGATCTATATTTAATAAATCATTTGCAGTTAAATTACTTTTACCTAATGCCTTTTTTAATTCTCCTACTCTGTAAAATTTTCTACCTACACCATTTATATCAAAGTGTATAAGATCCATATCTGGAGAACCAGTACCAGTAGGTCTATACATTATATTTCCGTACTTAGTTAAAGCCTGCCCTGTATTACTAAAGCCACTAACTGCTACACTGTGGTCTTGATCTTCTCTTGATTGGGATGGCCCTATTTCCTTAGATTGAGTGTACGTATCTAAGTAATTTTTAAGTAATTCATCGTATGTACCCTCAACTTTTTTACCACTTTTGTCTGTATAACTAATAATTTGACCAGAATCATCAGCAGGCTTATCTTCTTCACCTATTCCTTTTATTTTATTAATTACATTAGTTATAAAGTTTTCAGGTCGTTCTACGTCATTATACCTCTTTAGGGAAAGTATTTCAAAATCGGTTAGTGAGTCATCTCCACTTGGACCTTTTTCTGCTAACATTTTAGCTGCAACTTCTTTACCTGCATCTAAGGACAATCCTCCTAAGAACGACAGAGGTGTTAATTTTGCCGCTTCAGCTAGTGGGCCTTCAAATGACTTTGCTGCCTCTCCAAAATCTTCTGCTGAATACTTAGAAAATTGTTTACCTATTCCTGCGTCAGGCTCAGGTTTGTATCCCCTAGTAAGATAAGGCGCAGAATCATCTTTATTGACTTCATCTCTTGGGTCTACTAATTCTTCTTTAGGTGCTTCCTGTAATTCTTCTGACTCTTTTAGTGGTGTTAAACCAGTTAAATTCATTTGAGGAGTGTCACCGTAAAAGGGAACATTTACTTTATTGCCATCTTTATCTACATATATACGGACATTAGCCTGTGGAGACAAACCCTGTGACACATCACTTTTTACCTTATCTGCATCACTTGCTGTGTATGTAGGAACATTAGACTGCATTTGATTAGCAAATCTAGGATCAGCAAATAAACCTTGTTGACCTGTGAGTACACCTCCCTCTGCCATTTCCTTGGGTTCATCTTTGCCCCCAGATATTACAACTAAGTCTGACATACCGAATGGCAAGTCATCAGGCATGGTAGCCTCATCTGAGTTACCCATCTGACCCATTGCTTCCATTCGCTTTAGGCCCATCTTGGCTTCCTGTCGCATCATCATAAGTTTTTCAAGTCCAATGTACCTCACTACGTCTGCAGGAAATACAAACTCACCTTCACTTAGCATTGTGGGTACGTCATCTTTCACTTCTTCTTTTAATGAACCAGAAGGAACATCATTACCTGAAGTAGGCTCTACCTGTCCTCCCTCATCTTTTAAGCCGCCTTCATCCATGAAAGCCATTTTCATTTGATCTTGCATTACTGCTCCTCCTTGATTAAATTTATATCTTACTTCGCTAGGCAACTCCGACCCATCTTTTTTGGCCTTTAGTGGCTCTGGTGCATCTGCTTTTTTCCAGTATGTTACACCCTTTGCATATACTCTATCTCTAAACGCAGTAGCTATCTCAAAACTTTTAACGGCTTGACCATTTTGCATGTCAATAAAAAGGTGGTGCATGTTAGGATTAAATCCTATTTCAACAACAGTATCGTCCATTTCATCAAGAACATTTCTAGAAGTAAAAGTTCCTGATATAGAAGCAGCAGCCCCCTTTTCACCAGTTTCTTTAATTTTTTGCCTTCCTCCTTGACTTACATCAAATGTTCCATTTTTAACTGTGGCCCAAGGCATATAAGATAACGAGCTACCATAATCAGGTTGTTTTTTTGATCCCTTGGTATCTACAGGATGAATAGTTTGTAGTCTATTCCACAAATTTGGTTTTTCTTTAGTTTCTTTTATAGTATTATCTATCCTAGAAGATAAATTTAAACGAATTGCTGTGTCCGTTCCCTCTTCAATAGGAGTATATATTTTAAGATCTCTTCCTTTTCCTCCTGCACTACTTTTACCGCTGTTTTTAACTAACTCATCTGCCTCTATTATATCTTTTTTTGTATAATTTTTAAAAAGGTTGTTATTAAGGTGAAATGGACTTGCACCTATTTCCCCTGCAGAAACTGCCTCTGGCCTATTAAAAACATCTTTTGTCTGCTTATCCGTAGTTACAGAAGTTTTAGGTGTTCTTAGTTTATCTAAATCTTTTAGAAAATTTTCTCTTGCTGCACGTTCCTCTAAATCTAAGAATTGCATAGCCTCATCAATCATCTGTTGATCAACAGTTTCAGTAACATCTCCTCGGCCTGACATCATTAATGAGCGTTGATCAGAACTTAATTTTGCTGTTTCGTCTGCTCGTCTATTAGTAAAAAAATTTCTTAGTAGTATTTTTGCAGGCACTCCCTCTAATAAGTCACCTTCATATGCACCCTCAACTACACTGGCATATGATGGGTGGTATTGCTGTGGACCTGTCAGTACTTTGCCAGATGAATCTAATTTTCCAAAGGTTGACATTTCCATTGAGGGTGACATTAAAAGATTAGGATCGGTAATTGCTACTCTGGCATCTCCCATATTAGGGAAGCCTTTTTCTGTCCAGTAGTTTCTATTTAATTCCTGCCACAACACCCTCCGCTTAGACCCACTTAAATTATTTTTTAAGTACTGTTTAGTTATAGGATTTTTTATTCCTGTCCAATTAGGATCTACATTGTTTATTACCCAAGAGTCAAATTCTTTTGCGTTTTTAGTGGAGATTTTAGCGTTCTTAACTAATTCCATTACCGTGTCAGACATGTCAGTACTAAAGTCACCTGACTGACCTGCCATAGAAATGTAACCTAGTAGTGGGTCTTCTCCTGTTTTTTCTTTTACCTCTTGGGCGGTTTTAGCTATGTCTCTTACATATTTTTGATCACTTGCCCACAAGTATGGCGGTTCTCGCATGAAACCCCTGCCACCGTGTAACCGCACTGGCTCATCAAGAGCTTGTCCTCGTATGCCAGTAACCTCCCTGCCAATGTCAACTCTATCCCCCTGCGTACCTATAATTGTCTTACCCTGAAGATCTTCAATAGAAATGTCTTTTTTAGGGCTAATATTAAGATCTTTAACTTCTCTTGATTCTACTGGTATCTCATCTACATATGTATCAGGCTTAGTTTTATATAATTGTTGCGGATCTAACTCTTCCCTAGTTGCCTTACTGGGATCTCTCCTAGCTTTCTTGGCAGCCATTTTAGCACCGTGCATAATGGCCTTTTGGCCTGCGTCACCTACCCACGGAACTAGTCCAATAATAGAGGCTGCTGCTGTCATACCCCCTATTGCACCTACTAAGTAGTAGTTAGGATTTTCACGTTCTAATTCTTCTTGAATTAGCATAGCACCCTCAACTCCACCCTTTATATCTCCTACAATAGGTGTGAAATCTGCGACAGTAGATGCAACATCTTTTGCTGTAATACCCATCATCTGTTCACCTAAAGATTTAAACTCTTGTAAATCTTTTTCTGAAACGTAAGGATTTTTTTCTACAGTACCTCCCTGATTATACTCTAAAACGTCATCCGTCTTAGTAATGTATTCCTTTATGTCATCTAATACTTCTATCTGCTCAGGAGTATATATTTTATTTTTAGTCTTTTCGTCAAATTGATTAAAGACATATCCCCTAAACAATTCAGGGTAGCCTGTTCTTTCTACCCAATCATTAAAATTTCTTTCTTCTCCAAGATTTTCTTTGTGGTAGTTATACCTACTTACCATAGTTTCTAGGGGAACTACATCCTTAAATCTCTGGTATTTCTTAGAAAGAATTTCATCTGCATTAACGAGGTGGTGTGATATAATATCGCCTGCCACATCTTCAGGTTTCACATCTTTAAATATTTGTAATCCGTACTCGTCAATGGGTATTCCATCAGGTCTAGGATATTCAGGAGAATCTGTTTCCTCTGGGGAAAAGTGTTCTAAGTAGTACGGACTATTTTTATCTGGAGTTTCTACTACCGTGTAAGGATACTCCTCTAAAATAGGATACATTTCTACTGCTGCATCGTAAACAGATTTGCTATTGGGTCTTAGTGCTTCCATTTACCTCATCTCTTAGTAGCTTTAGTCTACGTAAACTATTGATAGCTCCCTGCGCCCTGTGCAGGACAACTGTATTGTCCGTCTGCTCCATAACTCTGTGTTGCTGCTGTATCATGGCATCCACGTAGTTATTGAAGTGGTCCAGTATTTCCTTGTTGTTCACTAGCGGCTTGAGCCTGCTGAGTAGCTGCTTGTCCATTTCCTGTAAATCCCTGTTCTTGTGGTGTAGGCACTTGGCCTGTTCCTATTGTTCCACCGCCTGCGCCTGTCATATCCATTGGGTTAGCACCTGCAGGAGCTTGAGGCTGTCCTTCTGGAGGCATAATAGGCTGCTCCTGTTGGAATCCCTTCATTATCTCTGCTTGTATGGCGGCTTCGTCCATATTGTTGGTCACTTTGTCAGGGTCAAGATCAAGAGACTTCGCAATCTCCCTAATAATATATTGAAACTTAGCAAATGGAGCTAGGGCAGGACTTGAAGCTACTTGCATAAATTGCATTAACCTCTGGCTGCGAACTTCATTAGCCATTAAACTTTCAGTACCCCTAGCTTTAACTTCTAAGTCACCCTTTATGTCAGAGTCAAAGTCAAATTGCATATTAAATCTAAATAAGCCTTCACCTAGAGGTTTAAGTAGGTAGTCATCTACATTTTTAATAACATTCTTAATGCTTCCAGAAGCTGCACCCATGAGCATAGATATACCTGATGCAGTTCTACCTACACCCTGCACTCCTGTCTGTCCGTGAGCAAAACTGGGAAAGCCTGTACTCTCATCAGCTAGTACTCTAGCCTTGTCAAATAACTGTAAATTCTCACCTGCTATGTTAGGAAATTTTGTGCCAAAGATAGCTTGTCCTGGAGCGCCACCCTGTCTCCTAAATACTTTTCCTGGGTATACTGATAAGTCTTGTCCTGGAACTAAGTTAGTTTCATCTACCTCAATAAGTAAGTTTCCTGACAGTACGGCATTGTCTACAGCCATGCGCATAAAACCATTCATTAAGGTTTGAGTGTCATCCATATTTTCAGCTATACCTACACCAAAGAAGGAGTAGGGATTGAGTTCATATGGTGCTGCAGCGTAAGGTATCTTTGATGGCTTAAATGGGTTGAGTACCATTCTAATAACTTTACTGTTACATGTCCAGACGTTTACTTGAACTTCGTCCATGTCAGAAAAATCTTTAGGTAGTTCAACTCCCTCAGCTTTTAACATGTCTACATCGCACATGCCCCAGTACTCAAGGACTTCAAATCTATCAATGTTATGTTCTGGTGCATAATCAGATAAGTCATCTTCCCAGTAATCTTTACTGTAGTTTTCTCCACCCTCAATAGCTTCCTCAATTATTTTTGCTCTAAAGTGTGGCCTACGCTTTAATGCTCTCAACTGCGATCTAGATAACTTGTGCCTCTCTATGACATACTGAGCTTCGTCCATGTTATTGGCATCAGGATCTGGGTAGAAGTTCCACACTGATACGTGTGACACTTGAGGCACAGTCTTAATAGTTGGATCATATTCTCCGTCCTCGCCCCACTTAGGGTACTCTTTATCTACTGCAAATGGTCCTTTCATTACACCAGTACCAAATAGAGCCATCTCAAATGCTGTACTCCTTAAATGCTTACTGGCACTAGATTCTTCTAGTTGATCGTGTATCTTCTTCTGCATCTTTTTAGCTGCAACCATAGCAGGACTAAATGTTACGGCTGAAGGAGTCTTACCGACACCCTCTCTTAAATTATCTATGTCACTTAATTTTTCTTCTAGTGGTCCTAGAGATTCCATTAAGGAACTTGCAGTTGCCCCTGCAGGTAAATCTCTTCCATCACCTGCGTATCCGTAAGGACTCTGCTGCTCCCTCACTTCAGGAGGTTCTTTAGGATCAAAACTTACATCTGCAACAACACCCTCAGGTAAAATGGTAGGTTCTATAGTCAATGGAAATTTACTATTAGCAAATAGCACATCTACAATTTGTCCGTATGCTGCCAGTGTCTTTGTCTTAGTAACCTTAATAAATACTCTAGATTTTTCAGCTTCCGTAAATTGAACGTCTGAGCCGTATATACCTCTATAATTTCTGTATGCCCTTAGCCATCTCTGCTCATCTTGTTCTCTATAGTCTTCTGCTCTCTTATATCTCTCTTGAATAAAGGGAACAATATTTTTAATTTTTTCATCTAAAATTGAACCTCCGTCAACGTCATCTAGAGTTAACGCATTTTCTTCCATAAAATTCATATCTTCTTCAGCCATATACTTTCCTTAATATCCAAATGTTGCATCTGCAACTGGCATACTACTTGTCTGATTAGCATTGGGGTCGTAGTCAAATATACTAAAACGTGGTCTAGACATTATACCGTATCTTAGTGCGTCATACAAGTGATCTTCTGAGTTTGTATCAATATCTTCAGGATTCTTCTTGTCAATAGGTATGGCAGGTATCTGCGCTATTAAATTGTGACAATTATTAAAGAATACTATTCTTGGTTCTTCGGTAAACTCATCAACTTGTAATCGTCTATGGAGTTCATTCTTTCCTGCGACTCTAGAGCCTTTGCTGCGATCTGACGGTCTAAAGCGGCAACCTCGTTGTACCATCTGCTCTGCCAGAGATGGACCAGTATCCCCACGTTTGTGCCAAAGGCTACTGTCCAACACACCATACCGAATATTTCCATCACCTGACTCTAATTCAAGTATCATGTCAGCTAAGTCAGTAGCTAAGACCTTAGAGACGTATAATTCTCTGTATACCACAAGCTGCTCTTCAGGACTAACAGCAACCCAGACAACTGCAGAATGGCTACTATACCCATAGTCACATGCCCTGAACTTAACCCAATTATTAGGCACGTCATAAGGTACGATGACATGAATATTCCTGTCAAACTCAGTAAACGCAGCACCCTCTTTAATATCCCAATCGCCATCTAGTAGTTGTCTCCTTTGTTGTTCAGGTAACGAGAGAAGCATCGCCTCATAGTCACCCTGAGTTGCCAAGTAAGGGTTGTCAGATAAACGTGCAGGTATAAACCTACGTTTAAATAAAGGTTGTCCAGACTTCTTATGACCTGACGGATACCTAAGCTCTTCTCCTGTAGCTATATCTGTAGCATTAAATGCTGTATTATATGCGGCAGGGTCAATGAACATTTTCTTAACCCAGTGATGACCCCTACCTCCAGGATTTGTAGTAGCTCTCATAAACACTGGAAGGTCTGGATCA